AAGTAGTTAGAGTTCAAGAAGTAAACCGTACCTTCTGGGCAATAGGGGTCTGGATAGATTGGAACACCGGCAACCATCAAAGCACGGAAAGCTGCTTGAGGACCGTTGCTATCACTATCAAAACCATGGCCTGGAGTGATGACGTATTGCTCTTGGCCTACGTAATCTTGGGCTAATAATGTCCAAGTTCCAAATCCGCAAACACCAAAAGTAGGCACTTCAGCAGCACGTTTAACCGTACCAGAAATGTACTGAAGAATGTTTTGGCGGGTTGGGTTTACGTTACCGGCAGCATACGAAGTGGAGCCCCACCAAGGATACGTGCTACGATTAATGTTACCGTAAGTTCCACTCGCCGATACAGCAGCGGGAAGACCGATAAACTGTTGCGTATTAGTGGTGTTGGTATACAAAGCAGTAGCCATTGCATCCATCATCACGTTAGTCGCATCGTTCATCCGAGCCTCAATTAATGGAATGATAGCGGCATCTTGCTGAACCGCGCCTTCCATACCGAGAAACGGAACCGGTGCAATCATCAGTTTCAAGTCATACTCTGCGTTAAACGCACCTTGCTGAACAGACGGCTGGTTAAAAGAACCAGAGTAGTCTGACCATTGGGCGTTCACAAATTGTGAGCCTTGGACTGGGACGGTTACTGAGGATACACCACCAGAAGCAGATTGACTGTTAGCAATCAAAGCCGCCATTAAAGGGGTGCTGTTGTATAACTGCACAACCAGTTTGGGAATAAACGCACGCCGGGTGACGTAGGTCAGCTCGGTGTATTGCGTACTTCCTGTCGCTGGGATAATACCGCCACCAATAGGCATTGTTTATCTCCGAAAAAAATTTCCCCTACTTGTTTACATACTACAGTCCAATGGGTCGCGGGTTTTTACGCAACTCATTGAGTGCTTTTGCGGCTTCATCCCGTGCTCCAGCTACTGGATTTTTCCAATACTTAGCTAGATCAAATTTATTGATTGCTGAAGGATTGTATCCCGTAGGTGTGGGTGTTGCCAACTGTTTTTGATACTGCCAATATTCTGCTGCTGCTTCGTGGTTAGTAATACCTTTATCTAGCATTACTTTCTCCACGTGTTGAATGTCATCTTCGCTATCCACAAAACCTTTTTTAACTAGGCTCTGACGGCGTTTATTTAATGTTTCAATAGCATCTTTTTCACGCAGTTTAGCTTCTAAATTTTGAACTCGTTGCTCAGATGCTTGCATTGCCTTATTCGTATAATCTTCTATTTCCAATTCTGGAATAGGCAATTCCGGTCTGTGCCGTTTGGTAAGACGCAAAAACTCTTTACGAGTTGAAGGATTCTCTGCTAACGATTGAGCTAGGCTAGCTAACTCATCTCGCGCCTCAAAACTTAAATTTTCTAAACTCATTGCTGTCCCCTGTTACATTAAAAAACTAAATAACTTTTTTTCCATCACCAGGCTTCTGAACTTGCATCTTGTTCTTACCGCCGGTTTTTGTGGCATTGCTTAGTCCACCAAAATGAGCATAACGAGGGGTGTTGGTAATAACACCATATTGTTGGTTGTCATCGGTAGGACGGCGAGGTTGGCTTGCACCACGAGGTTTAAATAAATCCATGATTATTCCTTACATTGGAGGTTGAGGAGGAGGAGCTCCAGCACCAGGCGGTGAAGGAGGAGGAGCAGAAGGAGGACTACCTGCACCACCACCCAATCCAGGTATGGGAGGCATATTGGGTATTGACGGTGCTTGAGACATCGCTGTTCCTTCCGGTGTTGCGCCACCCGCTTGCGGAAGGTTTTGTAGCATCTGTAAAATTTCAGATTGCTGCAAATCATTTGTCTTCCCTTTGCGGGGTCCAATCACTCCGGTCAAAGACCGAAGAGCCGATAATACTTTTTGTCCTTCTGGAGACTCGCTACCAAGAGAAGGCAAAGACTGCTCAATCAAATCCATTGCCATAGAAAGGTTAACCATCGCCCCTTCTTTATTCCCCATCTTAGGTTCTGGGGTTGACATTGGAGATGACATTGGCGGTGCGGAATCATCAGCCATATCCGTAGCGGGTGCCGGCGGCGGCGTAGGGGGCATCCCAGCCGACTGCTGCCTTTTCATAAGACCCATAATGTCTGGTGCTTGTGCCATATCATTCTCAAAATATGTTACTGGCGCGATTAATAATGCAAATCAAACCATTTGTCAAGTAGGGGGTAATATTTAATTTCCTACCCCCCGAAGGAATAAGCAGTAATTACTTACGTGCTTTACGACCTTTATGCTTGCGTGCCATGAGAGTATCTCCTGAGCATTATTCTACTCATTTCTTAGGGAGAGCAGAACACCCCTTTTCTCTTGCGAGAACCTTAACGGCGGGTTTTGCTACGCTTGCCTTTGTACATTTTACGCATGATGATGTTCCTTTATCGAGACGGTTTACGAGCTTGATTCTTGGACATTCTAGGATTAGATGTTTTTATCCCAGTTGTACGATATTCCATTTTTGCTGGTTGTGCAAGTCTAGCCAAGTCTCCACTGGTCACCCGTGGTGCCTGTCCAGTTGTTGCCTTTACTTGTTTTGCTTCAGCCATATCTATCCTTGTTTAGGAGCTTTTGCTTCTTTAGGAGGCTCTTGGGGCTTGTTTGCCTCTTTAATTTCTCGCTGCTTTAACTTCTCTTTAAGCAATTGTTTCATTGGTGGTTCTAATAAGTCAAGTAAAGATTCTTTATCAATAGCCCCAGCTTTAAATAAATTGAAGGCTAAATCCTTTGTATCCTCGGTAAATATGGGCGAATTGCTATGAGCATCCACTTTTACCACATAGTCGCGGGTAAATTGCTCAAGGATAAACGGCTTATTAAATTCGTCTTTAAAGTGAGTATTGTCGTAAACCTGCATCAATTTAAGATACAAGGTAGCCACTTTTTCTAACGAGTCTTCCACAATCAGGGCTCTTTTTTTTGCCCGACTGGACCCCAGGCGAGCTAACTGACTGGCATGACCGGCAGATCGAACCCCAGATTCTCCCTTGCCTTGTAGCACAGAAGAGATGCCCGAGACTTCAGAAAACATATCATCGACTTCATGTATCACTTCAAACAGAGAAGACGGCATATCTGGGGCTAGACGCTCTGCTTTAGCATTAGGCATATCGGAAGAAAGCATACCGCCTGGACGGTTTAATGCAAAGTTTTTCTCATCCAAGATGCCGGTAAATCCGGTCAGCATGGTTGGAGGATTGACCTGCTTGGATAGTAAATCAAGAATCTCGGTCATCCGTTTGTTACGCAGTTGTTGTAGAAATACCAACTTCTGAACTTCCGACTGACCCCAGTAGTAATCGTATTGAGGGTTGGGGCATATCTGAATAAAGGGCAGCTCCCCCTTTAAAAACATACTAGCTCCAGGTCTGTCATAGATAATGACATCTGGGTCTGCTTTAGTCACCACCTGATAATCTTGAGTATCGTCATTCCATACCCAAAGTTCCGTCATCTGGACGGTGTCTTCCGCAACACGGGCTTTGTAACGATTCATCCCGTAGAGGTCTAAGTTGACTGTCCCGTACATAGTGGGATTAGTCTGAGACATTACAATCCTATCTAAACCTTCCGGTATATCTTCCGTCTTGGTATGGTATGCCGTGTTAACTCTGTGAATAATGGCATCCCGTTTAGGATGATTATATAGTCGGTGATAGAGTTCAGATTTTGTTATGTAATACGTTTGGACAATGGCTTCTTGCCGGTCCGTATACGGCGTATCTTCCCGCAGAACCCCGACACTGCCAGGCTCAATCATGTAGGGATGAATTCCGTTTTGAACAATGAGTTTAATAAAGGTGGTGTTGTAGACCAAAGACCAAGTCAGAGCCGAGCTAAATACTTGGTCTGCATTGGAGTTTAGCCACTCATTATTCAACGCCATGGTTGCACGTGGAACCTTCATGTTCTCTAGCTCGCTTACGGCGGCTCCCAAACTAATGGTAAAGCGCGTAGTTTCAGCCGAATAGAGGAATGAATTAAGTTGATCAATGTGCGGGTAAATCTTATTAAAGATAGCGGGAGACTCTTCGGGTCCGGTGCCAAACAAATATTGAGACCGTAGTGAAGAGTAATCTCCCTTGCGTTCCTCCAAAGAGACTAGGCATTTCTGGATCAGATCCAAATAGAATTGCTCTCTATCATCTGCTTTGTTGGGAATACGCATTACTTTTTAACCTGTAGGTTTTGATGGTCAGGAATGTAACTCGCGGTCCTTGGTCCTGTCAAATTACCAGCATCTTTAGGATTAAATCCCACTTGTTCTCCTTTTACCGATTTAAACATATTGCCTTTAACTACGGACCCCAGGTTCATTCCACCCTGACCACCCCAGATAGCAGCATCCCTAGGTTGCGGCTCTCTTGGTTGTTCTTTATTTTTCCGTGTGTAATAACCCGATTGGTTGTCTCCTTCACGGGCTGACTTAATGTTGGACATATCAAAATCTTGGGCAAGTCCTTTGAGGTTCTTGTCGGTTCTCTTGGTTCTTGCCGACTTAATACCTGGGGCTTTGAGGTGAACTGCCATAATTCCCTCAACGCAACCTTCCTTGCAGAGTGGTCCGTAAGCCTCAAAAAAGCCATGTTTATCACATTTATAATCACGAAGTATAGCCATTTCATCCCCTTTCTAATTGTTCGTCAAGTGTTAATGCAGAATAATCCGCAATATTTTTCATGCCCAGCTTTACAGCAAACCGCCCATTAACCAGTTGTAACCGGCTAGAAGGCTCAATAAAAGGCTTTAATTCAGCCCTATATTTAACAAACCGAGTGCCATCTCGGTTCTCCATCACAGCTACCTTACCACTTTTCCAACTCATATAACCCTTAGAAACCCTGCGCTGCATACGTTCTGTTAAAGGATGCACTCTGTAGATAAACACATCTCGCAACATAACCCCACTAACCCCACACAGTTCTCCAAACAATTTAATACTGATTCCTCTGTTTTTATCCTTTAAAAACAAACGCATAGTTCGTTCTAGCTCTTTCTTTGTCATTACTGGTTGCATGATAAATCTCTTTTACTTTTGCGCTCCATATACCCCGATATTCTTTAAGTAATTACTCACATTTCTACCCACAGCGACTTCCTCTGGAGTCTTGTCTGACAGGGCGCGAGACACGGCTCTGGTATGTTTCATAGCGGTCAGTCTGGGTTGTAACTGTTCGGCATAGGCGGCACAGGCAAGCGCACAGGCAATGACCCTATCGTCTTTGTTGCGTCCAGACGCTTCAATGGTGCCCCCTTCTCTGACAATGGTTTTCATTTCATCAATGGTGTCCAGAGAATAAATATCCATCATTCCCCGTTCAAAGTAATCCTTCATGTAGGAGAGCATCCGTTCTTTAGATGAGCTAGTGGTGAGCCACCCCAGGGAGTTGGACAGACCGCCCATGGTATCGTTGCGTCTCCAGATGTAGTTTTGCATAGA